CCTCTTCACCCTGAGCACGCTGGATGTCCAGGTTGCGGTACTGGGTGGCGATGTTGTTGACCTTCTCGGTCGCCTCCATCCGCAGCCCTTGCACGCCCTCTCCAGCGGCCTCCAGGCGCTGGTAGTTGCCCTCGGCCTTGGGGTCTGCCTTGTACGCCTCACGCGCCGTGTTGTAGTCCCCACGGGCCTGCTGGAAGCGCTCGTTGGTGGTGTTGGTGCCGTTGAGGACGTTGTTCTGCTCACGGAGCTTCTGAGCCTGTGCGATGGCAGCGTCAGCGAACCGGGCCATCGCCTCCGAGGAGGTGCCAGCGGAGTTCCGCAGATCGATCAGGGCACGGCTAGTGGCCTGGTAGTCACCCTGGTTGGCGGCCGAGACCGACTGCTGCATGAAGCGCACGCCCTGAGCGGACATGTCGGCGTTGCCCTCGTTGTTCAGGGCCTCGCTCAGAGCGTTCTTGTTGCCGTTTCCGATCAGGGTCCGACCGGCAGAGGTGCCTTGCACGGCGCTCTTGAGGTTGCCGAGAACGCCCCAGGGATCGGACTGCGCCGCCTGTCCCATCTGGTAGGTGCTGGAATTGTACTGACCACCCTGCTGCTGAGCCTCACGGAAGTACCGACCCATGGGGTCGTTCTCGCCCGCCCGCGCTGAGTACTGGCGCTGGAACTGAGCGTTCTGCTCTTCCTCAGAGAGTCCCTTCCAGCGGTCAGGCTCGGTGTTCTTGATCCGGTTGATGTCGTCGAGAGCCTCCTGCATGGCCTTGCGGGAGGTCTTCATCTCGTCGTCGTTCAGACCGAGGCTCTTGGCCAAGGTCTCGAACTGGAGCTGAGACTCCTTGGTGCCACCCTGGAAGGCACGGATCTCCATCTGGTACTTGTCACCAGCGGCAGCGTTCTGGGCCTGGAAGAACTGGTTGAACGACGAGGAGGTCATCTGTGCAGCAGCACGGTCCCCCTGGCGGTTCTGCACCGTCGCACGGTTGGCCGAGATAGTGTCGGCAGCCGTACCGACAGCAGCCTGGTTCTCCTTGGAGGTGGTCCAGGAGCCCTGGTACCACTTCTGGTTGTCCTGGCTGATCATCCCGAACGGGTTCGAGGTCTTGTTGCCCTGGTCTTGTGCCTGGTCCAGGATGCCCTGAGCCGAACGAGCGCCGAAGCGGTTCACCAGGTCGAGCTTCAACAGGTTGGCAGCGTCAGGGGAAGCCGTCTGGAGCACTGAGGCTGCGTAGGAGCTGGCCTGGTCCTCACCGATGGACTTGATCGTGGGGTCGACGATGTTCTGCCGACCGGCAGCACGAGCCGAGTCGATGTTCTTCTGCGTGATCGTCAGCGCCTCGGAGATGGAGCTGAACGACTGCTTCATCGAGTTGGCCTGACCGTTCACCACATCGGCGTAGGTCTTGGTCGCGGCAGCAGCCTCACCAAGCTTGTCGCGGTAGATCGCACCAGCGGAATCGTCTGCTCCGTCGTCGGACATCCGCTCCTTGCGGTCTGCGACGTTCTTGGAAGCCAGTCCTGCGACGGCCACACCGCCCATGAGCGCGAGACCAGCCCCGCCACCAGCCAGACCCAGGGCCGAGCCTCCAATGCGGCTCAGGAGGCCCCCAGCCCCGCGTGCGGCCAGTCCACCGACACCCACCGCAGTGCCAGCGGCAGCACGGGTCATGGCAATGCCCAACTTGCCCGACTCCGCTACCAGGGCGCGGAAGGCCGTGGTGGTCTTGCGGGTCTCGTTGCGCTGCGCCTCGTTCTCCCGAGCCGTCTGCGCCTTCTGCGTGGAGTCGGTGCTGAACAGCCCCTTGACCGACTCAGCGATCTTGGTACGCGACTCACGCAGCTTGGCCATGTTGTCGTCGAGGCCCTGCGCAGAGAAGGTCCCGCGCACTGCCTGCCCGACGCGGGTGTCCTTGAGCTGACCTGCCTTGATCAGAGCGTCGCGGTCGTAGTCGTTCTTGTAGAGGGGTTCCAGACCCATCCGCGCTGCTCGACCGACGAACCCGATGGCACGACCTGCGACACCGTTGCTCTGCCGCTCCCGAGGTTCGTCGGACACCAGGCCCGCGTTGCGCAAGCGCTCACGCACACCGGTCTGGCGATAGGTGGTGCCATCAGGGTTCGTCAGTTCCATGTCCGACAAGTTGCCCTTGCCGAAGCCCGATCCCGCGACCATGCCCATTCGAGTCAGTGAGCGACCGACAACACCGCCGCGACCCTCGGTGAACGCCTGCTGATCCTTGTTCAGCTTGCGGTCGGGGTTGCGCCCCATCTTGAAGCCGTCAGCAGCGAAGCCACCGAGCAGGGTCTTCCCCAGAGCCAGGGTGGACAGACCGGAGTAGGCACCCACTGCGATCTTGCCCGCAATCGGGGCCAGGACAGCCGCAGCAGCCGCCGTAGCCACCAGACCCTTACCCAGCGGCCCCAGACCAGAAAGAAGGTCTGAGATCCCCTTCAGGGGCGTGAGCAGGACATTGAGTCCCTTGGCCAGAGCGTTCGCCGCAGGCAGAAAGACTTCACCAAGGGAGGTAGCGGCCACCTTGGCTGTCTCGCTTGCCTTGGCCATCTGGTCGTTCAGCCCATCCAGGGAGTTCTCAGCGGCCTTGTTGTACTGCGTGGGGTTGTCGTAGGCGGTCTGGGCAGTACCGATGGCACCCCGCATTCCACCGCCTTGGGCGACAGCCTGGATGGCCTTGTAGGAGCGCACCCCGTCCAGGCCGAGACGCTCCAGGGTCTTGATGGCGTCCGGACCCTGCTTGTTGATCTGCTCGAACAGCTCAGTGATGACCTCGCTCTTGGGCATCGCCTTGAACTCGTCGACAGTCTTGCCGAGCAGGTTGGAGTAGACCTTCAGCTCAGGGGAGCCGTACTGGATGGAGCGGGTGATGTCGCTCAGCATCTTGTTGTACGTGTTGGAGGCAGCGAAGCCGTCCTGACCGCTCTTGGAGAAGGCAGCCGAGATGCCCAGGATCTCTTGCGCGCCCATGCCCGCGACCTTGCTCAGCGGTGCGATGGAGTTGGCGAAGTCCAGGGTGGCGGTGGCGCTCGTACCCATCTCAGTGGCTAGCCCAGCCACCGTGGAGGCGTAGCGGGTCACAGAACGTGGCGAGGCTTCCATCTGCCGCATGAACTGGCTGTTGGCCTGTGCCAGTCCAGTGACCGACTCTCCTGTGACCGCAGAGAGCTTGGTGTACTCGGTGACCAGGTTCTTGACCTGACCGGGCTGCTGCCCCAGGGCATTGAGCTGAGTGACCAGCCCGATGGCCTCCTGGGAGGAGTAGCCGAGGTTGCGCCGCAGGTCAGCGACCGAGGAGGAGTAGGCCGTAGCCGACTTGCCTGCCAGCTCCTGACGGGCGTTCAGCGAGGACATCTGCTGCTCAAGGCGACCGGCAGCCACCGTCACTGCGGTGATGCCAGCAGCCTCAGAGGCGCTGATGATGGTGAGCTTGCGGTCGGCGCTCTTGTACAGGTTGCTCAGCGCTGTGCCAGCGCGAGCCAGGGACGCGGTGAGAACGTCGGTCTTGGAGGCCGACTGTGTGATGGACTGATCGTAGTTACGAGTGTCAGCACTGAGGCTGACGCTGTAGTCCCTACTCTCCTGTGCCATCCTTCACGTCTCGTTTCTTCTGGAGCATCAGTCTGTGACGCTCAGCCATCTTCTCCACCAACGCCGACGAATACGGCCTCAGTTCAATCGTAATGCCGTTGGTGGCGTCAACGCCTTCTGATGCACCCTGCTTGACGTAGCAGCCCATGCAGAAATGCTCCACTGCGACGTAGGCTCGTTTGTTCTCTTCCCACTCCCACGGCTGGGTTCCACACAGCGCGCAGCGGGTGCCTTCTTCCAAGAGATAGGCGTGGAGCTTGTTCCGATCTTCCAGCGACCAAGCAAGAAGTTCGCTATGGGGAAGGCCCTTATCTGTGCACCAGGCCAACTCCATAGCGAACGACCAGTCAGACCTTAGCCGCTCTCGGTAAAACTGACATCGAAGCCTCTCGTGGAGACTCCCAACACCAGATCGAAGAGGTGACCGAGTTCACCGGCAGACCACTCTTCATTGTTGTTCCAGATCTCAGACCACTCGTCCTCAGTGAGGTCGGGGTCAGAGACAGAGAGGGTGAACAGAGCGGGCGGGAAGGTTTCGCTGTTCTGTCCCAACACCCGGTCCTTGGTGTTGTTCTTGCGAACCGGGTGCTCCTCCTGGAGCTTGTTGAGCACTTTGTCGCCCAGCCCCACGATCACGATGTCCGTGGGCTCACCACCGATGTCGATGGTGTGAGTGACGACCTTGCGCTTCTTCTTCATGAAGCGCTCCCGCTTTTCGTCAGCAGTGAGAACTGCTTTCGACTCCACGGCGTCTTCGCTCAGGGACGTGTCCTTCAACTTCAGTTCAGCCATAACTGCTTCCTTTGTAGGGCGGGTACAAGAGGAATACTACGACTAAGCGGCGACGATGGCGTCCTCGACGGGCTCGACGGGGATCGACGCGGTGACCGTGAAGGTCAGGACCGTGTTGTTGCCGCCGTTGCTCATCGTGCGGGAGACGACCAGGATCGGCCAGACCTCCACACCGTCACCAACTCCAGGCTTGGCGTCTGCACCCGTGCCGCCGAAGCGAGACAGGAACATGTAGCCCTGCGTCTTGCGCGGGAGGGTCTCCCAGGCCAGGTCATCCTCGTCGTCACGGTAGAAGTCCGCGCTGAAGGAGCCCTGAACCGTACCGGGGATGGAGGTCTCGAAGAGAGTGTCCAGCGACGGGGTGGGGACCGTGTTGCCCTGGGTCGACGCGTTGACCGACATCAGGAGCGGGGTCAGGTTGATGGCCGAGGTCAGCTCAGAAGCCTTCGGCGCGGACAGGTCCGCGCACACGAGACCGAAGCCCAGCCAGGTGTTTTCGTTGGGAATCAACCGAGTCATCGGTCAGCCTCTCTTACTTGTTCGTGGGAGAGTTCGCCACGTTGGCGTCCCCCACCTTGGTCTTGGGAGTGAGCTTCCAGCCGTTGCGAAGCCACGCGTTCACAGAGGCGGGAAGCACCTTGGCGTGCTCTTCGCCCTTCTCGATCTCAACGAAGCCCTTACGGTCAGACACGACCTCAATGGTGTCCGGCTTCGGGGTCGCCTTGTCAGCGAGCGGTGTGACCACCACTACTGGTTCCTTGTCTGCCATTACAGCTCCTTACTGATTCGAACGATGACGACATCTTTTTGGGACAGTTCATTGGGCTTCGCGGTACGGTCTACGTCCACTCCACCGATTGAGTTGACCTTGATATCGATGACCTTCCAGCCGACACCATCCAGGTCCACATGAACCCTTTTGATCTCACTCACAATCTTACGAGCCGTGTCAGCCTGACCCTCCACTGAAGTCAAGTCAATGCCGTAGGACGCCAGCACGTAGGGCAGTGCCCACTCAATGCCCGCGTCGGCCAGGGAACCGCTCCCCTCCTGTGCGGTACTGGGGGTGACGACGATGTAGCCGTAGAAGGTGGAGCCGACAGCCTCAGGGTCGTCGTCCCAGCCACCCTCGTCAGGAGCCAGGGCCTTGCCGACTAGTAGCTCTCCTGCTCTGAGCTGGTCCACCATGAAGTCGGTCAGGGGTCCGCGTGCGGGGATGCTAGCCATTGGTCGAGCCCTTCTCCAGGTTCAGCAAGATACCTGAGAGCTTAGGCCAGGCTTTGTCCAAGACCACCTGAGCAGCGTCGTCCATGAAGGTGTTCGGCTTGGTCCCTGGGTGGTTCACCTTCTTGGCGTAGACCATCGTGCCGCCCATCTGGAAGGCCAGCACCCCACCGTTCTTGGCCTTGATCTCGTGGGGTTTGGTGCCCTCCACGACGTAGACGGTGTAGCCGACTCCGATGGGGCCGACGCTGACCTTGAGGTGGCTGTGGATCATCCGGATGTTGCTACGCAGGTTGCCGGTGTCGACCGGAGCGACTCGCTGCATCTCCTTGACCAGAGGCTCACCCACCTCTTTGACCAGCCAGGCGTCTACCCGCCTACCTGCCAGAGAGCCAGCGAAGCGCAGCCGCCTGCTGAGTTCGGTGACCTGGGTGTAGTCCAGCTCTGCGGTCACCAGGTGTCCTTTTTGGAGTCGCTCACACGCACCTGGAAGCGGCGTGAGGCTCGGAGTCCACCACCTCTGACCGTGGACATGATCTTGATCATTCGACCTGCGAGGTCTGGGTCATCGGAGGTGGTGATGAGGATGATGTCGTCTGCCTCGGGCAGGGGCATCACCCAGTGCGGGATCGAGAAGTAGGTCTGGCTGACGGTGATCTGCTCGTCGCCCACGACGACCTGTGAACCAGCGGGGACCTCCCACAGACGGCAGGGGCCTTCGTACTTGAGGGCTCCCTCTGCCACGCGTGAGGTGCGGGTCGCCTTGTCGTAGACGACCTCTCCTGGCTTGGTGATGCGGCAGGCCCCGTTCATCAGGTCGACCGCCTTGTTCCTGATGTACTGAGCCGCGTAGGGGGAGACCCGCATCCGGAACTGATCTCCGAGCGAACTCATGACTGCCCGTACGCCTCTCGGCTAGATCCGGAGTCACCGAAGTCCTGTCGGCCCGCAGCAGGG